ATAGCAGCAATAATGAGGGATTTCCCGCCACCAGTTGAAATGATAATCAATCCATTGGCTTTCTTGGTACTCTGAAAAGCCCTAACGGCTGCATCGGACGCCTGCTTCTGATAGGGGCGTAAAACATACTTCATTGCTCTTGGTGTGAAAAGAGGGGGTGACTGAAATAGACATCCCCCTCTTGTAGTTATTTATTCATCATCATCGCCAAAAGGCAAGTTATCATCACTTTCGTCTTGCTGGGGTTCCTCTTCATTAACAGGTCTTTTTACTTCAGGGAAGTCAAGCCCAAAAAGTTCTTTCATTGCAATCCTATTTTTGTCCTCTTGTGCCCAGAGAGAATTTCTGTCCCATTCAGGTATCTTTTCAGCTTTCGCGAGTTTAAACTGCTCATCAACCCAAGAATAGAACAGATACATACCATCAAGGGCTAAGCGGAAAGTACCGGTAGCAGACAATGGGACATCCGTCGTACCATCTTTCACACGAGCAGCCAGGTCTCGGACTTCCATCAATGCGGAATTATACGCCTCCTCAACTTTCTTTTTAACAGTCTTAATACGTTCAAGAGTCTCCTCCATTTCCTGTAAACGCTTTGGCACCTCATTCTCTTGCTTAATACAATATTCCTCGCGAATTTCATTCACCTCGTGCTTATCATAGAAGCGTGAGGCAATTTCGTTTTCGGGGAACAAAGCAATAAACTTGTCATTTACAATCTTTATGACCTCTTCAGGGGTTTTGGCACCGTCAAACAAAGTCAGTGGGTATTTTTCTTTAACTTTATCAGATAATACAAAGTTGATTTCTGATGGAACATAATTAGTTAAATTTGCTAACATATTAATAAAGTTTAGTGTTATAAAAAATCTTTGTTGTTCTCAATTTGTTGCTGTGCGTAAAACAACATTTCTTGTTCGTGAGGAGCAGGCAAGTACAAACCACATTCAGACGCACTCCAGTTTCTAAACCTTTCGATTGCGGTTGTCATTTCCCCTTTATCAAGCTCAATAGTACTCCTTATATAAGTTACTTGCTGCCCTCTTTTGTTCGTTCTCGTTCTCTCGAATATATCCTTATTGCATTTCTTCTTAAAGAAGTCATACTTGACTTGCTCGATAGTGAAACCAAACTCTGAACCGAAGTAACCCAACAATACGTGACAATATGAATTTTGAGCCAACGATCGGGTGGTGAGTTTATTCTTCAATTCAACATAGGCTTTCTTACGCACCATGTCATTACACTTCTCTTTGAACTTTTGCAAGTCATATTCGTTCGAGAGATTATACAGAGCCATTCCCTACCAACTTATAATTTGCGAAGTGAACAGGTCTGCCAGTGATACGGCTAACAGAAGACATCGTTTCAGTGATGATATTGTAACCGTCGCGCCTTAGGTCTGATATACGAGCTCCGAGACGGTAGCAACCATACTCTCGCAATGCGGTAAGCGGTTCTATGCTACCAAAATTTTTCAGATGCTGTAATATGACCTTTTTCTGTGTCAGTTTTTCTTCTTCCATAGGTCAAAACGGTAAATTATCATCCACAACACCACCACTCCCATCTACTGGAGTAGGAAATGCGTCTTTCTGTTGAGGCACATTTTGAACACTTTGCGTCGACTGTGAACTTACATGTGTAGGATTTATTGTTTGACTTTCGTTAGTCTGCTGGTATCCGCCGTTCTGACGCTGGTAAGGCTCAATCTTATATCCTGTTACAGACGTAATGTATATAGTCTTACCGTCTTTCTCAAAGGGTCTTCCATTCAACGCAAAGGAAATAGTTACCAAATCACCTACTTTGAAGTTATCTAACTCATTCACCCTGTTGCCTACAAAATCAAAGGCGGGATAATTCTCAAACTTTTGCCCTGTCATAGGGTCGTAGTGCGAAGCGTCAATAACAATCTGACGCTTCATGAACGTATTACCACTCTTTGTAGGAATGGTAATAGCGTTCTCTATAATCAAAACTTTTCCATTTACTTGATTAGCCATATTATTCTTCGTTAAAAATCTTTTTATTTGTTATTAAACTTCTGTTCTCTTCAAGAAACTCGCAAAACCTATCACAGATATTTCTCAATAAAGTCTTACTTTGCTCGTGGTCGTACTGATACACTTCGGGGTACTGCACTCCAGTAATGAGAGGTGTTCGGCTTGTACCGCCTTTCAAAACGTAGGCCGTGAACTCGAAAGAGTTTACATCCGTACACATTCCGCTTTCAATGAGCGTGTAAGGGTACGCGTGTCTTTGCCAATACTTCGCATATTTCCCGAACTCATAGCGAGATGTGGTTTTCAAGTCGTAGACTTTATTTTCTCTCAACTCGTCAATATAGCCATATAATTCAACTTCTCCGTACTTGGTTTCTAAAGTGGCAGATGTGAATACTTGACTTAACGAACCTTTGAAATACTCGGCAATGGACTTACAGAAATCCATATCGAAGTAGAAATTAAACCCATCTAATCCTGCATAGACACACGGTTTTTTTATATGCTCAAACCAATAGTCGTAGTAGATAGGTTTTCCTATTTCATCTGTACAACCGAACTCTCGTTTAACATTAAAGCCTTCAAGAGATTTAATGACAAGTTTCTCGTTATTGCTTTTACAATTATGGATAAGACAGTCAACAATCTCATTCAGTGCTGTTCCCTTAGACGCTGCCTCTGATGGTTCATGTGGCACCCGATTGATAGCATCCAACAACTCTTGTTTCAGAAGCGCATCCACTTCTTCTTGTGAGAAGTGGAGCGTATCTTCTGTTTCCGAGTAATTTTTATGCCAACATCCATCCTCGCCTTGATAGAAGTAATCCTCTACTTGCGTATCTAAACACGATTGAAAACGGTCGAGGAGGGTAGGATAAATTCTGTACTTAGGCATACTTCTTTGTCTTTTTGTCAAAATTCAAACCAAGCTTGTCGCACTTGGCTTTTACAAGCATTCCGATTTTCAGTTTACTGTCCCAAATCTGTTTGGTTTCAGCAAATGATTTACAGAAGTCATTTGCTGTACTTGCATCAACAATGGATTCAACTTCTTCTTTAGCGGACTCAAGTAATGCGTCATATTCCTTGCGAATCTCCCTTTCACTCTTTAAATAGCTATGATAGCTATCAAAGATGTTAGACAAAAACCTGTTCTCACCAGTTACAGAACCTTGTTCATTGATGATAGTCGGAACTTCCATAGCGTTAGGAAGATTGCAAGTGTTCTTGGTGTACGCCTTTTCGTTTACACCCCAATAAACATGGCGTTTCTCTCCATAGGCTTGCATGTAGCCAACCAAATCCAACTCCTTGATAAGGTCACCAACAGAACTTCCCCCCATTTCTGGGCGAACGATTTTCTGCTCACCGTCCTTATCTTCCCGCTCGTGGGCGATAAAAACAAGGTTCTTACCCATCATGCTTACCTGTTTCAGAAAATTGATAAACATTGTCTTCCTTGTTCCAAACCCGTTAAGAGACAGACTACCGTCACGTTTAGCAAGTTTCGGCTCATTCTGGATAATGTAAGCAGACATGAAATCAAGCATTTTCCCAGCAGTATCAATTACAATTGTCTTGTAATCAGACAAATCTTCCCGTAAGGCGAAAACAACGTCGTCCCATTTTTCTACTTGCAAAGTAGGGCATTGAAATGCACCATTAACACGTTGGACACCTCCATCAAAGTCTAACAACACAGGACTAGGCGCAGACAATCCAAGTGTACTTTTTCCCATACCTGGTGCTCCATAAATAAGCACCTTAATTGTGGAGTTAATAGCCAACTCCGAAGGCTTCTTAAAAAGACTCATTGCTCTTGTATTTAAATGTTAAACAAATTATGTTCATTCGCATATCGAATAAATTCCGACTTTTCATGTATTCCCAATTTCAAATAAACCGACTTAATATGATTCTTAACAGTATGAGGGGATATATATAGTTGTTCTGCTATTTCATCCCTGCAAAGTCCTTGATAGATAAGATTCATTACCCTTAACTCGGCATCAGATAGCTTTGTATTGAATTTAGGTGAACAAATCACACCTTCAAACCTGCATTCACCCCTCAACGGACATTCGACTTTTTCAAAACGAAACATCCCAGTGTCTGCAACATCATCTTCTGCTGTATCTAATTTCCCAAAATTACATTTACAAAATCTTCTAACAATTAAATATTGGAAGTAAGATGTATTCAAAGAACTCTTCTCATATTCTTTTGATAAAGCCTTATAAGCAAGAGGATAACACTCTCTTATTTCATAAAAAACAGCTTTAATAATTTCAGTTTGAGTCTCATCTACCAATACATTTTTACCATCAGTAGATTTGCACCAAAGCTCATCACCAAAGACATAAAACTCTAATCCGCCCATAGACATTCTTGTGGAA